TGATTTGCGGGTCAGCGGATTGATACTCAATCGGGTAATCGATCGCTCCCGTTGCTACGATACAACTTTGTCCGGTCATCAGTCGAGGGACGGAATGAACAGTACCTATCGTACCCGGATTGGTTAGAGATACGGTTGTTCCGACAAAATCATCCGGTTCTATGCTATTCGTTTTCACCTTACGGATCATGTCATTATAGGCGCTAAAAAAACCTTTAAAATCGAGTAACTCCGATCCCTTAATGTTGGGGACCAACAGCGAACGGCTACCGTCCTTACGTTGAACATCGACAGCCAATCCAAAATTAATATGTTTTTGGTGCACTTTTGAAGGCTGGCCATCGATTTCCATATACACCTGGGTTAATGCCGGCATTTTTTTTAAGGAGACTAAAATGGCCCAGGAGATAAGATGGGTAAAACTCAGTTTTCCGCCTTTAGTCGCTGCCAGATGTTGATTAATAATCCGGCGATTTTCTTCTAATACCTTTACAGGCATAATCCGTGTTGAAGTGGCCGTCGGTACCGTCAGGCTGCTTTCCATGTTTTCTACTATTCTCGCAGCAGTAAAAGTTTCATTCCAAACTTCCAACAAGACAAATGTTTTCTGAGTAAATTGTGATCTTAGCTGAATAGCAGCTCTTGCTTTTAAATAAGTATCAAGCGGAGTGGTATTTATTTCTGTATGTCCTTCAATCGGCTCTATTCCACCATCCACATACCGAAAGTTTTCTAACTTAGCAAAATCGTTTTCATCTAATAGCAAAGGATCTTGATCTGGCAACCACTGGCCGTTAAAAGTAAATTGCTTCATTATTGGTGCTGGCATTTACTAGCCCTCGTTAATACTCCATCTGCGGTTTATTTGTAGGATTTCCATATCTGCTTCCTCTACCTGGAGAGAAGCGTTTAGGATCATAATTTCGTCTTTGGTAATCCTAGCCATATCAATCACGTTATTGGTTAATTCTCGATTAAATTTAGGGGCAAGTCGCCTAGTTAGATTATATTCGATGGCTTCATCATATTCTGGTGCAAAGGCAATCGAACTTGTAACTAAACTCGGTTCAGTGAGTCGTTTTTGACTATCAAGATATATATCTCCACCACCAACCGGATAAAGATAAATTTCTCCAAGAGGATAAACAGGATTGTACCAGAGCCAAGATGGAGTTTCGGCAAGACTTTTATTGGCTATTCGAGAATATCTATTGCGGTCTATGATTTTGAGCGGGCTATCTAATCCAGAGGTTCTAATGGAGCCACCTAAAATCCTTACTGGTCTTTCAGTGTCAAAAGTACCTCCAGATCCTATGGTGTATTTTGCGGTTCCAGAAGTGAGAGTGAAATTTTCTTGTTCAATTATGTAATGAACCATGAGTCTTTCCGCACTCCAATTTCGCAACATCATTTGAAGTGTTTGAAGTGCTTCGCTCCTCTGGTCGGTACTTGAACTTTGTCCAGTATATAAAACCTTTAAATTTCTTAATGCTGCATCAATTAGTTGTAGTGCGGTCATGGCTATGTCATCCCATACCCACCCCTGCGGGTATAATTATCCCACCTGATCTACTGGCATAGTCAGATGCTTTTGTTAAATTCGTAGCAATCCATAATGCCTCTTTTGCAGGAATCATTAATTGAATCTGTGACAATCTTCCCTCAAAATTGACATTGATGAACATGGTAACTAAACCATCTTTGGTATAGCCAATACTTTGAACACCTTCTTTAAACTCTCCATTACTCATGCGTAAAACTCCTCAACCAATACAGGTTCCACACCTTCAACCGCTTTCCTTATCTGATCCTGAGTTTCGTCATAGTTCATCTTGATTGAATGGGCAAATAAGACGATATTTTTGCGATTTTCAGGTACGTTGATATGAAGTTTCCAAATTGCTTTGAATAGTTTTTCCCTGCCAGCTTCTACAGGTAAATCAATGTCAAACATATCTCTGGCAAATTGAGCGAGTTGCCTAGCGGTCATATCTTCAAGGTCAAACCGCCAGTTCATTAGATACCTCACCTGAGTCATTGGAGTATCTAGTTCTCTCCATCCTCCTTGATTTGCCGCTTCATCTTCTTGTTTGTTGTGTACCAGGATCGGTTCTGCCATGCCATCAACATGATAACGCCATGCTGGATATTTTTTTCTTTCACCTCTGGCACCTACAAAAAAGATACCTGCTGATTTAGGGCTTTTGTGTTTTTTGTCTTTTTTCATTGTTCCTCTTTTTTAATTGGGAGGACTCCCTGGGGCAAAGGAGTCCTCCCCTAGAGCATGGAGGTTGAGGGTGAGGTTGATGGGTTTCTTGTTAACTATTAACCTTCCGCACCGAAAATACGGCAAGCCATCTCTGGATACAGTGTCTTGATACCGTACAGAATGTCTAGCCGAATGATCTCATCGTCCTTGTCAATGTCGTAGTCTTTGACTACTCGAATGCTAAGGCCGTTGTGCGATTCTCTTGCTCCCCATACGCCCGCTGGCATCACCAAGGGTACAGTTACCAAAGCAAAAGCATCCTTGTGAAATGCTAATGACTGCGGATAGGGCTCGTTCTCATTGCCCATCACGGTAATATCGGCACCAGCAGCAGGAAGCGTATTGATATTGGCATACGGTCCTGTTTCGATGAATGGAGGATCAATGTAAACTGTCACATAGCCAGCCGTAGTGGTTGTCCCACAAGAGGCATCAGCAGTAACGACAAACTGCCTGAGTTGACCTGTGCTTTCTCCGCTCATCGGATTAACTGCAAAAACACCAGCTACAGTGAATATATCACCTTCCCTAAGTACCTGGGTGCTGACCACTTTTAAATCAACCACATTGATAGTGGTTGCCAGAGCAGATGGTCCTACGGTAGCGACCAACAGTGAAGGGCTGGAGCCAGTGTTATGGTATTGGCCAGTAGTATGGGTTTTGATGTTCTGGTCCATGTAACACTCAAAACCAGCGATTGTGGCAAAGTATCCTTTGCGACCTGGGCCACTATCGGCAAGACCCTGCCTTGCAGCAGGACCAGCGATAGACTCCACATATAGAGATTTCAACGCATTGGCCAATGACCAGTTCGCAGCAGGATTGAGTACGATACAACGCTGATCTACCGGAGCTGCCTCTTCATCCATTTTTCTTGCAGCCCTGCCAAGGACGATGAAACTTTCTGGATCTACCCATCCGGTAGACTCAGCTACGGCATTGTAAACGTCCTTGTAAAGACTACAAAGGTCTGCATCCACATAGTTCGCCAAGGCTGCGGTGGCTGGATAGATGTACCGCTTTGAATACTCCTCAATAGTCAGAGTAAGATCCTTGGTGTTGAACTGCCAGGATACATGAGCCTGGGTAGCCACGGTAAGTGTGATTGAGTGTTCACTGACGTTTTGTTCAGTTCTGGTTCGAGCCGCTGTGACTTGGAATTTTACAGGTTTTCTGATGGTGATCGAACCGCCAACTTTTTTGAACTCTTTTTTGTAACGGCGGTGTACCAGATTACCCATTACCAAATGGTTTTCCAAGAGCATCAGGGCTTCTTTGGCAATAATACTAGGCGTAAGCAATGTATGCGTAGTTGCCATTTCTGATACTCCTTTTCTTTTTTACATTAACCACCACTTCTCGATCTGCGCCATTGTCGGTACTCTTCATTAGTCATACGGCTAGGATCTTTTGATACGGTAGCCGATCCTGGCGGTACTGGAGTTATAGGCGCAGGAGCTTTGGTGGTTGGTTTCGGTTTGGGTGCAGGAGGTTTCCCCGATTGATCTTTTACCACTGGTTCTTCCTCTTGCGATTGTCCTTTTAGTTTTTCCTCGATCAGACCAATGGCCTTTACTGCCTGAATCGGACTCATATTGGCTATGGAAGTACATTCGGGAATGTTTTTGCCCAAATAATATGCTATGTCGGCAGGTATTTCAGTCTCGACTAGCACATCTGCCATAAATGGCGTAATAGGAACTATCTCGTCAAAAGCCACTTCCTCGAAGTCCTCATATTTCTCATAGCCTTTACCAAGTTTAGCACGAAATTCCTGGTGCTTTTCTTCTAGGTAGGTTTCCTCTGATCTCTCGGCTACCTTCCGGTCATAATCAGCTAGTTTCTGCTCTACTTTCCAGTCCGTTAAGGCATCAACGTAATCGTTGTAATTTTCAAAATCTTCCTCAATGGGCCTTTGAACTGTCGGTTGTCTTGTTTCCTCACCTTCATCTGGTAATGTTTCTGGTGGTGGTTTGGGTTCACGTTGCTGGAATCTAGCGGCTCTTGCATCTCTTCCAGCATCTCGCCACTTGATATATTTCTCTCGTTCAAGTGCGGCTTTTTCTTTTAATTCGTTACGTTTTTTTTCAAGTTCCTCGATCTCAGCAGACAATGCTTCCTTATCAACTGCTGGCACTTCATCTATTTCTGGCTCTTTTACTTCTTTCTCTTCCTCACCTGTTGAAACGGGGGGTGGTTCTGTGTCATCCTCCGGTGCAACCTGTTCTTCAAGACCTGGCTGTTCTGCACTCAGGTCTACATCAGGATTATCCGGTGTTAATTCTACTTCTTGTGAATAAGAATCCTCGCCCATATCAGCGGTTGTAATTTCTTCTGACATTTTTAATCCTTTCTCGTCTTAACGGTGCGGGTGCCAATCTGGAAAACTGGCTTGCACCTCAGACGGCAACGTATCCAAAAAAGCTCTCGCTGTACCAGCGGTTTTCTCGTAACCATCCTTATCGTCCCTCTCGCAATAGATGGTCAGATGGTCTAAAATGGTTAGAGCCTCAGTTAGAATTTCGCCAAGTTGTGATTTTGTCATTGTTAAACTCATCGTAGTAACCTCCTAAATATAAATTGGTTCATCCTCCTCAACATCTGGTTGCAAATGCTTATATTTTTCAGCCAGGGAAGTACCGTCTAAATCCTGTAGCATCTCCTCCTCTGACTGGTAATGATCCGTTTCATCAAGGATTTTATGCAGACGATGCCAATTAGTCTTGTCTATACGTTCAAAAGCCATTCTCTTGTCGGCTCCCCAAAAAGTTGCTTAGTGTTTCCACTCATGGAGCGAATAAATTTTCCAGCAGGTCTTGTTGCCATTTCAGTCCAAAACCATAAATGGTGCCTATGGTCGTTCAATCGTTTAGTATCGTTTTCTGGCAGCGAATTATCGTACCAGTGACCGGATTTATCCATAGGACAACCTGCAAGTACCAGACGTAAATAGTCCAGCGTGAGGGCCAATTTGACCGCTAGATTAGCCGTTGTGCCATTCCATCCACGATTATCATGTTTGATCCATCTTACCTGAAAGCCTGGAGATTGAGCATTCCAACAATGCTTAATGACATTATCTGGGATTTCAAGGGCCAGTTTTTGCATTTGTCTCATGTGGCTATCACCACAAACATAATGTTCAAAAGGCCAGCCAGCTTCTAAGAAGATTAATGCTGAATGATTTATACAAAGAGTGTCATGTGGCACACTCAGATCATAAAACTTAGCCAGATCCTTCATCACGCAAGTTGCATCACCCACGATAAGCAGAACATCATTGCCTGTTTTCGGACGCAATGATTCTACTGGTTCTATTGGTTCTCTTTTCCACGGTTGATCTATATTTACTTTTGTTGGATAGATTTTAGCCATTCTTCCTTAACTCCACCTAGCATAATTTTTGTGTATCCACTTAATGACCTGAC